CGTGCCGTCGCGCACTGGCTAGTTCTAGTTGACTGGGATCTCTGGGAAACACGGCAATTCGTTGTCGTGGATCCTTTTGCTCCAATCAGTCTTCTATATCTAAACCAGGCAGACTACCTATCACTAGGTAGAACCTGCGTTTCTAACGATATGCACCTGATGGTTATCGCCACTCCTTCCTCGCAACGTCCTCAAACTGTCGGAAGCAAAACTGACGTCGTCGGTTCTGCTACTTCTTCTCAAAATTCCCCCCTTCCGGTGGGATTTGAGTCGAAGTGGTCAAAGTTGAGTAAAGTAAGTTGGAAAACTTTTCTAGACTTTCGAGCGAAAGTCCGGTCAAGTGTTCCTACTGTTACTGGATCAACTATGGTCTCCGAGACAGCCGATTCAGTTGTCCGGACTGTGTTCTTGTGGGGCCGTGAGCTCCTACACTACACAGAAGTGAAGAATTCGGGAGGTTTCCACGAATTGCTTACCCCTGTGGCTCGACAACTCCAAGTCCTCATTAAGCATAATGGGCAGATGGGCGCAATAAAGCATTTGAAAGTTGCTTTATTCGTCCTCTACTCATTTATGTCAGGAAACCCTATCAAAAGTAGTGTTCCCCTAGGGTGGGGTATTCGACTTACGCGTGGTCTCCCCTCGTACTGGCCGAGAGCTTTGAGAGACATGGTTCGGAGTAACAATCTCCCCGTAATACGGGTTATTGCCTCCTTACTAAACCTATACCGAGCTATGGATGCGAAGCACCCAGAACTTAGTGTAGGGTCAATCATTGCACCTCATCCAATACTTGAGGAAAACCAAACGTTTATCGAGTACCAGAGATTTTGTTCGGAGATTTTCCCTAAACTGATCTCTTCTCATTTCTTGGGCAGCAAGCTGCCGCCTTTCGAATATGAGAGCGCCCTAGGGTTACTGGTTAGATCGGCAGGTGCTAATTTATCAGGTCCTTCCACTGCTAGTGCTCTGTTAGATGCACATGCATGGAGGGACGCACCCCGGAACTATGTTCTGGAGTGGTTCCGACTTCACAAGGATCACCTTATGTCTCAAATTCTAGAAGCGATATCTATCGAGAATTTCTCGGTGGATTCGATTCTAAAAGATGGGATGGGACTGTCAACCGACTGTCCTATGTCCGGAGGCCTCACGGCCAATGGACTCTTAATGGCGATGCGAGTGACGAAGGCAACTGATCTATTAGGTCGACCGATCTTAAGCAGACTACATGCGATAGATGAACCTGCTGGGAAGGTCCGAGTCGTGGCGATCTGCGATTATTGGACCCAAGCTGCTCTCAAACCTGTGCATGAACATCTCTTTACCATACTCAAAGGGATTGCGTCTAATGACGCTACCTTTGATCAGGATGGAGTTGTTGAAGCATATTTCCGGCGTGGACTTCGTCCACACTGGTCTTTCGATTTGAAAACAGCAACAGATTCAATCCCACTAAGACTTTATAAAGAGGTCTTAGTTCCTTTTCTTTCGTCGAAAGATGAGGATCCTAGCGTCGCTAAGGAGAGAGTGGATCTGTGGGCTTCAATTCTCACTGATCGTGACTTTTACCTCCCAGTTAAGAAGGGCGACGTAACACCAAAGGCGGTTCGGTATGGGACCGGACAACCGATGGGTGCTCTGTCTTCTTGGGCGTCGATGGCCTTGGTACACCATAGCCTAGTGCAGTTTGCTCATTACAAAGCAACACAGCAAGAGGAGTGGTTCAAGGATTACCTAATCTTAGGAGATGATGTCGACATTGCCACTTCATGCGCCGTAGCTACGGCGTATAAAGAGGTGTGTGCCGATTTCTCTATTACCATCGGTTTAGCGAAGTCATTACAGTCCGATAAGAACTGTTTTGAATTTGCGAACCGACGGTACATCCCAGAGGGGGATATCTCACCGTTGTCGTTTCGTGAAGAGCTAGCATGCTCAACATGGACGCAGCGATTAGAATTCTCCAAAAGGATACTCCGACGGATTGGGAAACCATTGACAGAGGTTTCTGCCTTACTACGTAGGGCAGTCACTTCAGCACAGTGGACAGTCCTCACTCCGGAGATGTCTGGGCGCCGACCTTCGTCGATTCTCAGACTAGTCCATTATTGTCTACTTAATCCTCTTCAGTCAAAGACTGATAGGGAGGATTTAAGTATATCTTCCGTTCTCGACTGGTTGACAAATGTCTTACCAGAAGAGGATATTGCGATAATACGCAAAATCAAGGTTGATAATGTGCTAGCCCGGAATCTGAGCCGACGCTTGGTAGAACATCTTCGCGAGAAGATTTTCGAAGAGTTCCAGCGCAGGCTGGGAGGGGAAGCTCTGTTCCATTGGTGTCATATAGAGGAGCCAACTGATACTAGCGTCGCTGGTAAGTTGGAGTTCTCTAGAGAGGGACCTTTGGGACAGAACGCCTCTTTAGCAAACTTGGTTTCCGGCCGGATCGGCCAGTTACCAAGAGTGCCCGCCTGCGCCGATTCAACCATACAAAAGGGCTTGGCCATTATCGACGAGCAGATCCTGCTCCACCGAGATCATGACCTTGTCCTATCGTACTGTCCTCCCCTTAGTCCTGTGTTCTGGCAATATTTCAGATTGTGTGTCTTCGACACCAATGCTGGGATTCTTGCTAGGACATTCCGACTTTGGGATAGGGCAGACGATATGGTTAAACGCCTCCCGCCATTGTCCTCATGGATGTACGAAAGAGATTTCGTGGCAGGGCCAGACCTGAGAGTTCCGCTCGGCGAGTGGATACAACTCTGGGTCGAAGTCCTGTCACTACCGAAGGTAGTTCCAATGGACCTTTCCAAATCTGTCAATTACAACCTAGACTATAATAGTTATAGGAAGTATTTTGATAGTAAGGTTGGGGTCACTGGAGCGAAACCTCTTCCGGATCCGGAGACCATCTTTGGTCCCTTACTGGAGCTCGCGAGCGTAGCCGCAGAGTTCGCAGGGGTTCGAATTCCTAATCTCCCATTCTTCGGCGACGCCAAGAAGGGGAAACGTTGGGTTCGTGCCCTCTCACGGTCATTGTCTACCTTTAGACGATGGAAACAGAATACGGAAAGTATTGATCTTGCCTGGCAGCTTGCCGAGCAACTTCAACGCCGTCCACGTTCTGGGTCCAGAGTCCTCTGGCAGCCGATAAACCATGAGTTGGGAACCTCAGTGGTTCTGAGGGCGGAAGGTGGTCCTCTTCTAATTCTTGAGAAAGAACTGGGAGGGGAGCCCTTTCGCTGACCAACAAGTTAGTAGCTTAACTACTCGTCTAGCCGGGACCGAACGTATCGGAG